CGTCGTCGATGTCGAGCGGGTCTGGTAACGCATCTACATTCGCAAGCACCGCATCTCGGACAGCCTTGGCAAAGGCTTCGCGGAAGGGGGCATCGCTAACGTAGGCCGATTTGTTTGGGTCAACCGTGAGGCTCCCGTAGAGTTTGCATCCATTGGCAGAGCGGGAGGCTTTGGCTCCGATGTCTGCGAGTTCTTTGAGGGTGTTTTCTTTCATTTTTTGAGTAGTGGTTTGTTATAGGTTGTCGAAGAGTTTGTTAGCTAGTCTACGCTGACACAGCTTGGGGTTGTGTGGCAAGGAGCGGACAATCTCCCAGTCGCGGCCGGGGGGTAGCGACTCACCACCATTCGGGCGGTGCTGGGAGCGGAGCTCTCCGGTGCGCTGGTGTTTCCAGACGTGCCATGTAAAGCCGTTCGGGTAGATGCGGTTGAGGATGTGGATGGGAGTCTTCATCAGACGAGGGTCACGAGCTAGCCTCGTAGATGATTGGCGTCAAGTGGTCTTTAACCACAACTTCCAGTTCGTTATTATCCCACCGGACCACAATAGATTCCTCGTCCGCGTTCATGCGGGCTTTGGAAAATGTCGGGGGTGTGCGGCCGAGCGTGGGAATAAAACCGAAACGATGCGGGCCGCCAGTGTGGCGGAACACGCGGCGGCCGGGGGTCAGGGTTGCGGGGGTCAGTCGCCTTGTGTGGAGGATTACCGGCTCCTCTTCACCATCCAACTTCACAGCCCTGTATTGTGCGGCGGTGCCTTCGGGGGAAGGAAGTATGACGCCGAGAGTGATGGGCCCGTCAACGAGGAAGACCCGTGCTCCGGTAGCGTAGGGTTCATGCGGCATGGAAAAAACCTCCCTTATGAAATCGTCTAATGATGGCGTCGGCGACCCGTCCGGCTGGGTAACAGATGCGCTCCTCCCCCTCAACATCATCGTCAAGCCAGCGATGACCGCCGCGCACTCGGCGGCTGTAAGCAAACCCTGCGTGGATGGATTCGTGGACGATGTATTCGGGAGTCAGATGTCCTTGAGCGAAGCCGAGGACACAGAAGTAGCGCGGGTCGAGGCGCACTTCGGGAGGGCGCTGTGGCTTGCCCTTTACCTTGCAGAAGCGCACCGTCGTTGTCAGCGGATTGCACAAGGCTAGGGTATCGGGGTGGGGAGTGGGGCGGTCGAGAGCGGTCTTCCAAAAGCCGTGAAGGTGGGGCAGGTCTTTGAACAGGAGCACCTTCGCGCGGAGAGTTGACGCCTTGGAGACAGCGACGTCGGCTTGATAAACGAGTCCGCCAGCGCCGGGCAAGGTTGACCAATCGCGAGGAAGGACTTCAGGGTTTAGGCGGGTTATCGGGTTGTTCGGAAGTTGCATCGTGGGCAGAGTTTAGCGGTGACAGGCATATAAGTTTAGTAGTCGAATTTGACGCCGAGTTCCCGCGACCATTTGCGAACGGTGTTGGAGCTTGTCTTCGCCCTCTTGCAGGCGATGTCCATGCCGTATCCACTGCGTAAGATGCGGGCAACGTGGGTGACTTTGGCAAGTTTAGCGTCGTCGGGGATTGACCGGCTTCCGCCACGGTGTTTTGTTTCGGGGGTGTTGTTGGTGTTCATTGTGGGGTGTGGGGTGTGGGCTGGCTATCACCAGTCAAAGGTGGGGAAGGATGCAATAGGCTCGTGGCAACTGTCAAATCTAACGTAGCTATAACCAGCTTCGACCAGCCGTAGGATGATGTTGCGGAACGCCTCACTGAACTCAGCATACTCCGCTTCAGGGTCGGAACAGTTGTGGATATGCAGGAGGGCTCCGTCAGATGAACTGAGCATTGCCGAAGGTTGGTAGTGGTGGTGTAGCCTGTCAGCATCTTCCCTTGTCATGTGGCTGGTGCTTAGCGTGGGGACTCGCGGCACAAACATCTCAGGGAAGCGCCCGTCGGGGGCGGACGGAGCGGAGAAGATCATGTCAGACAGGCAGGCAGACAGGCCGTCAACATGAGCTTTGAGCTCGTCACGCTCCAGCTTATGGGTTGGCTCCCAGAACCCATCCTTGTAGGCGAGGATCAGAAACTCCCGATCGTCGGGATCAAGGTCGTCATACCCGATGACATAGGCTTGGCAGGCAGTGTCAACCGCCTCTACCGCCTCCTCATGGAGGGCGTCAAAGACCTCACGGTGGGTGTTCTCAATACCCCACTGGCGAAGGGTGGAGGCCATGTTCGTTCGGGTTACGTCGGTCAGGGGTGTCATTGTCATAGTTGTTGTTGGGTTAAGGGGGAGGGCTTAGAAAATAGTGAAGAAATTCCCCGTCGCATGAGGATACTGGCGGCGGATTTCCCTGTCTGCCTCTTTCTTATTTTTTGCCCGGACCGCGGTTGCGTAGGGCGACCATCTTACTTGGTAGCGGTATAGTTTCATAGGCGTTCGGCGTCGCTGATTACGAACTCGGTTGGATGGGGGAACTCAATCTCGCGCAGCTTTAACTGCATCGCCTCTACCACAGAAGGAGATAGCCCATTGCGCCAGCCGAACTTGAACACAGGGACGTGGTCGTGGAAGATGACGTTATCCAACTCGATGTCTGCGCCGAGCAGGCGGGTCATGCCGTCAAACTTCATGTCGTCAAGCTGCTGCTGTTTCTCCAAGTCAGCACGCTGCTTCTTCAGCCGCTCCTCACGGCGCTCCTCATTACCGCGAAGCTGGGCTTCGACGTAGCGGGGCTTCAACCAGTCGAGGTCTTCCTGCGACAGCTCGTCATGCGGGCGGCTATATTTTTGGCTCACGGGGGTCAGCCGCAACATCCAGAGCTCACTCTCCTTGAGGTATGGGGAGCCGAGGCACTTCTTGCAGAACTTAGGGTTAGCTCGGGGTGCGGTCAGGTGGCCCTCGTGACAGGTGCCATACTGAGCCCCGCAATAACGGCAGACATTGGTGTTGTCTCGGGCCGCCACCATTTCATCGGTGACCTCCAGCCAGTGACCCCAGATATTACTCTTGTTGTGGGGGGAGTAGTATTCCACCCAGTCGAAGACTCGGTAGCCGGTGTGCCCCTCAGTATCGCTGGTGTTCCACTGATCGTCGAACAGGTGCTTGAGGTCGAGGTCAACCTCGTAGGTGGTAGTGGCTCCCTCAGAAGAGAGCTCGGTCAGGTGGCTGAACCTGCACCCGCTAGGGCTTGTGTCGGTGTGAACGAAGTTGATGCGGTCGTGTCTGCGGGACTCGCTCTTCATGCGTTCATCACGCAGCTTGAGGTAGGCTTGACTTTGGGAGAGGTCTCCGCAGTTGAAGTGGTAGGCGTGTAGTTTGGTTTTCATATTTTTGTTTTTGGTTAGGTGTGTTCCGCGTTGGTTATGGATGCGCGGCCCCCCGTGTGATGGGTTATTTGACCAACCATTCAAAAAGTTCCTTCTCCGTGTCAAAGAGGAAGTAGTCCAGATCGGGGTGGGAGAGGGCTTGGGCGAGGGAGCCGCCGAACAGGCTGGGGTTATATCGACTGCCTTTGGTGATGTTGGGGAAGCAGTTGATATGATGGGAGTGGTCATCACGGGGATCAACTCGTTGGATGAAGCCCTTTACCTGTAGACCTTGACGGTTGACGGCTCCAATGATGGGGCACGCCGGAAGGTCTTTGGCGAAGATGGTGGGTTCAGAGATGACGGGGGTGGTGAGGATGCGTTTCATTGTTGTTGTGGTGGGGGTGATTAGCTGTTGGTTATTATTCGAGTTCTGTTGTGGGGTAGAGGACTTCCTTGAGTTGCTGCCAAGCGGCGGCCTCTTCGCCGTCTTCGCAGGTGGTGTGATACTTGCCGAACCAGAGGTCGAGCAAGCGGGAGGCCGCTTCATGTGGGACGAGAACATGGGACACGGTGAAGTAGTGGTTCCCATCATCCTCATGGACGACCATGTCCGCCGAAGCAGGTATCTTTGCTGGAAGCAAACCTCCCTTGATGGTGGCTGACTTATGCCAGCAGAGGGCGTGCTCACCAGTGCGTTCACCGGGTTTGAGTATCCGGTATTTGGTGCCGGGCTCGTCTTCACAATAGTAGAGTTGTTCAGGCGATTTCATTTGGCAGGGTGTCACGTTTACGGCGCTGTCTGGCGGGGAGGAGTTTGACGTAGCTGCTTGTGCGGCGGCGACAGTTACCATCAAGGGTCACCCATCCGCGAGGCGGGAAGGCGAGCAGGTCATCCTGCACGGCGACAACATTACCCAGTGGGCTGAGGTCGAAGTCGTCAATGTGGTGAGTCTTGTCCTGCCACAGGAGGCAGGCGATATGGGATAGCGGATTGCTCTTGTCGATCAACGTAACCTTAGCTCGGTCGAGGGGTATCTGTTTGGTGGTCATGATGCAGAGTGAAGCGGGTATGATGAAGACTTTCACGGGGTGGGTGGGGCGGAGGGCTTGGAACCTGAAGTTCTAAGCCCTCCGAAGGGTTGTTACTGGAGGTCACGCAGTGGGCAGGAAGCAATCCATGTTGCCATCTGCGTCGAGATGCGAGCCGCGTCGGTGTCGAGGAAGGCAGCGTGGAAGTATCCTTGCATCGCCTCCCGCAGTGGGACGATGCCTCCGGTGGGGTGGTGGGCTCGATCAGAGTCCTTCCCGATGCAAGCACCGATGACGTTGATGTTCTTCTCACGCCAGCGGACGGCGTCAACGTAGCCGTCAGTCAACTGCCCGTCCGTCCAGCAGATGGTGATGTCCGACTCCTCCATCATCTCACCGACGAGTGGACGGAGCATGGTGGCAGCGAATGCTTCCTGCGCGAACGTGGGGGCTAGGCTGGCAAACACCTCGAAGGGGGTGTCAACGGGAAGCTCAGCGGGACCTTTATCATGCCCAGTGAGCACGACCTTGAGGTGGCACCCGCCTTGTCGGGCAAACTGCATCAGCCCCCAGACAAACTCGGAGCCGCCTTGGCTGCACCACATGCCTGACATGGAGCCGCTAAAGTCCACGATGAGGAGGATGCGGCGAGTCCCGTCAACGGCTGACGGTTGCAGGAATGCGGAGCCGTAGTTGTGGGTGAAGATGGCGCGGTGGTTGAGGCGTGAGCCGGAGGGTGCGGGATCAGCGGAGGCAGGCTCAGCTTGCTCCATGACGGTAGCGAATCCGTTGGTGACGCGCTGGGCGAGAGTGGGTTTCCAGTATGAGGAAGAGAGTATTGGAGTGAGTTTAGGCATATCGTTGTAGTGGGTGGGGTGTTAGACGGAAGTGTCGCCTTCAAATCCAACGCAGTAGCGGAGGAGGGGGATGAAGCCAGCGCGTGGAGGCTGCTTCACAAACTTGTCGGTGTTGTGGTGCATCACCTTGTCGGGGGTCAGCATCGCCCGCTTGTCAGTGGGGTCGCCGCCACCGAGTTCTTCGAGAGCTCGGTGGTCAACCTCGCGAGTCGTTCGATCGGCGTCGGACGACTCCCCCTCATCAGCTCCAGCGGGTTCGTCAACACCCCCAATATCTGATGGCACCGTGTCAATGATGATGGGAGGGAGGTCGGAGGCTGACTCCCTGCCGAAGATGTCCGTCCAGTAGCGGGCGATGGGGACCACATCCTCAGTGGTAGCGGCGTCAATGATCGCTCTGTAAAAGATGTTGATGAGGGAGGGGACGTAGACCAACCGCCCCTCTACCTTCTTGAGCGGGTGGGCATAGGAGGTAGAGGGCAAGGACACACTGTCTTCACCCGTCCACTTATATCCTGCCATGACGGACGACGCCGCCTTGAACAAGATGGGCTCACGAGTCTTCATGGTGTATATCCACGTCATCGGGGAGCTGATGTCTCCACCAGCCTTGACCATGTTGTCATCGAATGCCCGCCAGCGGAACTTGAACTCCTTCCCGCGATCCTTCACATACTTGTGTTCGATGCGGCAGTCCTCGAAGAGGTTGAGCAACCGGAACGGAACCTTGACGCTATGGCAAGTGCGAGGGAGATCGGGAGCTCGGGAGGTGTAGAGCCCGTGACAGGTCTCGTGAGCGATGACCGCCTTGACGAGCTCGATGCGACGCTTGGAATTGTTTTTATCCTCGGCGAAGAACACGGTCGCACAGTCGGGGTTCACCTCAATGATGTGGCGTGAGCCTACACCTACAGCTTTCCACTGCCATGAGGCGGTCCGCGCTGCGCACTTGGGGTTCAGCATGTAGGTAACGGGGGAGGACGTCTTTACGGACAGGTGGGCGAGGCAGCCAGCACGTTGACGGACAGTGCCGTCAGGCTTGCGGGTTTCACGCCGTCGTGAGAAGCGGTAAGCACGGTCGGACTCAGGGGTGGTGATCTGTGTGGGTGGTGTTGGTGTTGGTGTCATACTGTTGCAGGGATTAAGGGGTTGAGGGGAGGAGGGCTTAGAACCTGAAGTTCCAAGCCCTCCCCCGAAGGGGGTTTACTTGACGGAGCCGGGGAAGCAGGAGCCGACGATCTTCTTGACGAGGGCGGAGGAGGTAGCGTCCGTGTCTTGGGTCGCCGCATTCTGCACGGCGATCTGATGGGGAGCCCACTTGGCCACATACTCGGAGAGCATGCTGAGTGAGGCACCCGGCTGGCGGACAACGTGGGTGACAGCCCCGATGAGGAAGCGGAAGCACAGCGGGCGGCTGACCTCCATCTTGGAGTAAGCCTCGCGGGAGGAGGTCATGGCCTGAGCCCAACGCTTTGCCCAATCCTGAGCGTCCTTGCCGGAGAACAAGCCGCCGGAGTAGCCCTCAAGGCGTTGGAGCGCCGTCTCAGCAGCCCACACTGGGTCGTAGTCGAAGCGCATCAGGCGGCAGCGGGACATGAGAGCCTCCGGTGGGTTGGTGCGCAGGTTGCCGAGGAAGAGGAAGTGCAAGCACTCCTCTGGTGCCTTGATGACCTCGAACGTGCCGTCCTCCAAGCTGTGCTTGGTCTGGATGACGAAGCAGCGCCGGAGACCGGTGGTGCCGTCGTCAGGGTTGACGAACTCCACGAGACGCGGCGAGAGGAAGGACTGCATCCACTCCAGCGTCTTCTTACTGGCGTTGAAGATTTCATCCCCCACAAAGAGGGTGTTGACGCCGGTGCTGGCAAGGCGGGCGGCGCTGACCAGCGGGCCGTCGATGACGGCGAAGGTGCCGTCCGAGCGGGGCATCAGGGTGCCCACGAGGCTGTCAACCTCGTCAAGGGAGTCCTTGAACGGGTGGAAAAAGCTGCCGTCGTAGAGACGACTGATTTCGTCCGACATGAACGTCTTGCCGAAGCTGGGCGGGCTGGCAACGCAGGGAATCTGGTTGCCCTGCTGGATGCCCGGCGTGAAGAACGGCATCACCTCCGTCAAGAGCCTGTCGCCCGAGATCGCAGCCTTGATGGAGGCGATGGCAGCGGGTGGCAGGGTGGGTGGGCCGCCCGAGGATGCCTTGATGGCATCGAGCACGGCGGTGAGCGGGGCGAACTTCTCCTGAAGGTCGGTGATCTTGGAAGCCTCGCCGCGCAGGGCGTCAAGGGTTGCGGAAGCCATCACCTCAACCTTGTCGAGACGTTCGAGATCGGCGGCCGACATACCAGCAGTGGGGCGGGGAGCGGCAGCGGCGGCACGAGCGGCAGCGGCGGCATCAGCAGCACGACGAGCGAGGTCGGCAGCCACGTCAGCGAGGCGGGAAGCCTCGTCAAGGCCGTCAACCTCGTCGAGGATGAGGGTGATGCGCTCCGGCGGAGCAGGCAGCGGCGTCGGAGGCGGAGGCGGGGGCGGTGTGTGGGAGACGGCGGTCGCCGAGTCCAGCAGGCCGTGCCCCTTGGCCACATCGTGCATCTTGGTGACGCAGGTGCGGAGGGATTCCATGGTGCCCTCCGCGATGACGGCGGAGAGGGAGGCGAAGCCGACGGACTTCATCACCTCACGGAGCGAGGTGATGGTGGGCGAGCCGCTCTGGTGAGTGGCGATGGTGCGGGCGGAGGCCGAAATCCAAGTCCGCATTTCATCGCGGGTTGCTTTGGACGGGTCGAGTTGTGGGATGGTAGCCATGTTGTTGTTGTCGTTTGGGTGTTGGGTTTTTGTTTTTGGGTATCGGCAGGGCTTGGAACCTCAGGTTCTAAGCACCGAGCCGAAAGGCTTTGGGGTGTGGGGGAATCAGGGTGTTAGGGTCGGGACGCGGAGACATAACAGGTCATCCACACCCCGACCCACCCTATTCCCAACACGAGGGAAATTGGTGGGTTGGTGACGGCGGCAGGTCATTCACCGCCGTCACCATTACTACTGCGAAGCAAAGGGTCCAACGTGTGAGGGCATCACACGAGACCGACTCTCTTAGCTTCGGCGAGGGTCAGGTCGAGAATCTCCTGTGCTATGACCACCGGAATCTTCCGGCACGAGACCACCTTGCCCTGCACCACGCGGATTCCGGGCAAGGCTTTCTGGAGCGCGATGAAGCACTCCATCGGGAGGCCGTGGTCGTCATCCACGAGCGAGTCATCCACGAGCGAGTCATCCACGAGCGAGTCGTCGAGGAGCACATCGTCAAAGGCGACCTCCACTTTGCTGTTGCCTTTGATGGCAGCTATCTCGCGGATGGCGTCGAGCACCTCCTTCGGAGGCATCGAGAGGCCGGACGCCTTGATGGCAAACTCCAAGGGGCAGTCGCAAGCGGCGGCCTCCGTGGCGTTGTGTTCCTCCACCGCCAGCATGTGGCGGGCGAGGATGTCGATACGGCGGGAGGCATCACGGGCATCGGGAATGCTGTCCCAGAGGCGGATGCCCACCTTTGCGATGTCCGCCTTCGACCCGAAGCAGAGGGCGGCAAGGAGCTTCCGCCCGTCGAGCTTTTCAGGCACGGTGGACAGGAAGTGGGCCGCCGCTTGGGTGACGGCAGCGGAGTAACGTGGGTGCTCCGTCGCTTGGGACGGGCTGAGTGGTTTGATGGATGGATTTGGTTTCATTATCGTTGTCGTTTGGGTTTCAGGGCTTAGAACCTCAGGTTCTAAGCAGCGAGTTTCTCGGCAGCGTTTTTCAAGGCGTCAAGGGTATCGTCGAGGAGGCCGACGACGTGGGTGTCCCCCAGCATGGCAGCGACGCGGGACGCCTGCCCATTGAGCCCCTCCTTGATCTCAGCGCGGACGCGCTTCTCGTCCCAGTAAGGGGGGCGGGTGATGCGGCACGCGGAGTGGAGCTTCTTGATGGCAGGGGGAGCAGAGACGAGCTGCAAGACGAGCTGCCCGATCCCGTAGTGGGGGTTGGAGGACCCGGTGAAATGAGCCGGGGTCTCCCGATACAAATCGAGGAGGGCGGACGCGTATATGGCCTCCGCCTCTTTCTCTTTCTCGTCAGCCTCCTTATTGTCTTGGAGGTACTTCTGGCGAGATCGAGCGACGAGAGCTTCGATCAGGTCAGCCTGCTTGATGGGTGGGGTCACGGCCTTGATGGCCGCCGCTCCTGAAGGCGGCGTAGGGAGGACGAGGGGGAGCGTGGAGATGGACTTGGATTTGGATTTGGATTTGGATTTCGGTTTCATGTTGTCGTTTGGGTTTGGGTTTGGGTTTCGCCCCGCTATACGCGGGGAAAGGGGTTACTCATGGGCAAATTCCATGAAGTCTCGGGCGAGGTTCTAAGGGATTGGGTTAGTCGGTGAGGGTTTCCCACTCCTCGGGGGTAATGCCTGACATGATGAACTCCCTGTCGTCAGCCGACAGGTGGGGCATGACGTTTTGGATGAGGGTGCCCTCGGCCCAGCATTTGAGCTGGGCTTCGGTGACGTCAACTTCACGGGTGTGGCGACGACCGGTGAGGTCGGAGATACGTTCGATAGTCATGCGGTTGTTGGGTTGCTGGGTTGTGGGGTTGGAACCTGAGGTTCTAAGGGTCAATGCGTCTGCTGCAGGGGCGGGAGCCCCAGTTGTTTGCGGCGGTATGCCGCGCGGTTGTCGGTGATGCGGGTCGGGTATGACCTGCGGCGGGCACCTTTGCGGAGTTGACGCCATGCTGCGATGGCTTCGGGCGAGGGGGAGGTTGCGCGAGGGTCGGTCGAGAACTTCGAGCCGACCTCAGCGGCGATCTCACGGGCTTCTTCCTCGTCATTGACGACGAGGCTGGCGATGATTCTGCGGGGTTCATCGCGGACGATGGTCAGGATGTTGACCTTCGGTCCGGCGGTGTAGTGGGCGGTCGTTTGCATGGGGGTGCTGTTGGTGGGGTTGTCGGGGTGATGGTTCATCCATCGAAATACTACTGCGAAGCAAAGGGTCAACGCAGCGCGGGAGGAGCTTAGAACATAGGTTCCAAGGCTCAGTCCCAGTTCCAGAAGTCTTTCCAGCCGATGGCGGCGTTGTCGTTGCCCATCTGATGGGCGCAGTGGTTGAGGCTCACCCCAACGTAGTAGAACTCGTCCTCAGGCCGGGGAATTCCCGCGCCGGGGGACAGGATGCCCCATCGCGCCGGGCCCTCGTCGGGCAAGGCGATGTAGAACCTGTAACCTGCCGCACGCAGGCGGCGTTGAATGATGCGGCGGGCCGCGCGGCTGGCATAGCCGCGGTTCGTGAGCAGTTCCCATGCGCGGGGGGCGAGGTCGGCGACGGTTGAAGCCGCTGCGGCAGTGGCATTCATGGGGCGGCAACGGCTGGGGGAGAGCGACTGAGACCCACAGAAGGGGCAATGGTCGAGGATGGTTTCGGCTCCACAGGAGCAACGCACGGTGGGCGGGGGATTGGCGGGTGTCATAGGTGGGTGGGTGGGTGTCATAGGTGGGTGGGTTGCGGGGTTCTACTTCGTAGTATGGCTTAGAACATCAGGTTCTAAGGCTCACCCTGTCTTGAGATCAGGGCACAAAAAAAGGGCATCTCCGAAGAGATGCCCCGTGGGTGGCGTTGCGCCGCGCTTACTTAGCAGCTTTAGCTGCTTTCTCCATGCCCTGCGAGGCGAGCTCGTTGAGCTTCTCCGCCAGCACCATGATCTTCGCGTGTTTACCTTCGAATTCGACGAGCAAAGCGGCGAAGAGGCTCACAGGGTCGGCGATCTTGACGCTCACGCCGCCTTTGGCGGCGACGGCACCGAGTTCAGACTTCACGGACTTGGCACCGGATTTCTCGTGTTTTCTCTCTGCCTCCATGCCAGCGCCGCCTTCGGCGGCAGGTGCAGTGAGCACACGGTTGAGGTGTTGACGGGAGACGCCGAATTTTTCGACGATGGCACGGAGTGCGGCGGTGATGACTTTGTCATCGTAGCCCTCGGTGCGGAGTGCGAGAACCGTCTGGACGGTTTTCGACTTGAAAGACCCTGTGGCTTTGCCATAGGCTTCAGCAGCCTTGCCGAAGGCCACGAGGTGCTTGTTACCATCTTCGATGGTGGCGGTGGTGTCGGTGGTGGCGGAGGTGGCGGAGGTGGCGGATGTGTTTTTCATTTTCGTGTTTGGTTTGGGTTGTGTCAGCTTCATTGCCGACAACATAACCTTCCGAAGCAAAGGGTTTTGTGACCTTCTACTTCGTAGTATGGCTTAGAACATCAGGTTCTAAGGGGATGAGGGGATGAGGGATTAGAACCTCAGGTTCCAATCTCGAAGAGATTGCAGCGCGCGAGGCGTCAAGGGTTGACGTCGCAGGTCAGGGGAACAGAATGTTCCTCATGTTCCACGCGAGGCGTGCGCATAGTGCAACTTTGTTGCATTAAGGGCTAAATCGTTTAGTCCCAGCACTTTACAGAGTAAGATTTCCAAAAGTGACCTGAGAAGTAGGCTACCAGAGCCTCAGTCTGCCACGGCGTATGTCGTTGATTCTCAACGATGTGCGCGGTGGACACCCCCACGGGTGGGTAGTGTGGGGGCCGCGTGAGCCGGTGAATCTATCGGTTAGGGGCTCGCAGAATTTTGGCCAAAATCTCAGGGGCTACTCAGGTGAACAGTGCCCCGCGACAGGGTTGCAGAGAGCAAAGCCAGAGAGGCAACATCAATCGGGACCAAGTTGGTGTCGATGATCAGGGAGGGAACTTCGAGGGGCTCCTCAAAGAGGGAGTCCCGGCCAGTGAAGTCGGGGGGAGAGTGGCGATAGAGCCCCTTCACATCTCGGGAGGCGCAGACTTCGAAAGGGCAGCGGACATAGACGTCAAGGAATCTGTCAGCCCCAACAATATCGCGGACCATGCGGCGGTGATCGCGGAGGGGGGTGATGAAACTGCAGACCACGACCGCCCCGGTATCAGCAATCAAGGAGGCGGCTTCAGCAGCACGGCGGAGGTTCTCGGTCCGGTCGTCGAGGGAGAACCCAAGACCACGAGTCAGGCCAGTCCTCAAGACGTCACCATCAAGAGGAGCCGTCAGGACCCCTGAGGAGTGCAGGTCTTCAATGAGCAGGGAGGCAAGAGTAGACTTACCAGCCCCTGACAATCCATAGAGCCAGACAACTAGGCTTTGTTGTCCGAGTAGAAGTTCCCGAGCGTGGCGGGCGGTGTTGGAGGGCATGAAGGACTATGCGTGGGAGGGAGGAGGGTGCAAGAAGGCTTCTCCAACCCCCCAACCCAAACCCCCAGCAACCCAAATCCCAACCCAAATCCCAACCCAACCCCTATTTCAGTAGGGGTGTAGGGGTAGAAAACACCCCTTTTTTCATCCCCCACCTACAACTCCAAGCCTTATTGCAGGCTGGTAGAATGGGTGCTGGTAGGAGATGTAGGGGTTCACTATACTTCTTTAATAATAGAGTATAATATAGGGGGTATGTGCATGCCCCTGTGTTGTTTTATTGTTTCCCGGGAGTTTTATATTTGATTCCAATTATCTCCTACACCCCTACCAAACTGACGTAACTCACTGAGGTTCAACGATTTACAGAGGTAGGGGAGAGAAATACCCCCTTTTTTTACCCCTACATCTCCCACCAAATTCGTCATAGTTCTCTCAGCCTCAGCGTTTTAAGTCCTCAGGATTTACCCCCACCTGTAATTTTGATGCGTTCTTCCTTGCTGCTGGGTTGCAGGGCTGCTATTCCTCTCCGATGCCCCGTATCTCATCCGGTTCAACTGTCACAACCGTCGAAGTCCTGCCTGAAGCGACCCTCGCTATCCTGTCCTTCCTGCACCACTACCCTGACACCCCCATCTACGTTGCCTGTCCGGCCGAGATTGCCTCCCGGGTAGCCTTGATTCACCCTTCGGTGGTGGCTGTCCCTTGTGAGATGCCGATGCCGGACACCGTGGCCACCCATAATGGGTTCCATCGGCCTGATGCCATCCTTCTGAAGATGTCTGCTATGGAGGCGGCCCTTCAGAAGCAGGACAACACTCTGTTCTTTGACGCTGATCTGGTCTTCTTGACGGGCGTCACACTCCCTCTTGGCGATTACGAGCTCCTTCTGAGCCTCAACATGGCTGAAACGAGGGACATGGGGACCACCGCGCTGCGCTATGGCCTCTTCAATGCTGGTTTTTTGTGGACCTCCTCCAAGAGTTTCCCTGCTTGGTGGCGTTCCTCCTACCTGTCCCCCTCTCAGGAGGCTGCTTTCTACGAACAGACGTGTCTGTCCTTGGCTCCGGCGATCTTCCGCACATCATACTTCTCCCTCGACCACAACTACGGCTTCTGGCGTGGTGGTGTGGGCAGTCGCCCTACCTCCTCCATCCATTGCCACATGACTGACGCTCTGGAGATAGACCCGTGGATGCGCGCTAAAGTGCTTCCTCTGCGCCGCGCGGTGATTCAGCGCCTCCCGGGGGCGTTGCTTCCGGTCCTGCGCGAGGTTTGCGGCCACCCGAAGAAGGTTTTCTTCATCCACTACGGTAAGTCTGGCGGGGTCTACTGCAACGTCGCCTTCAAAGGAGTGCTCCGCGGCTACGAACGCCATGATTCATGGGTCAGTAAGCCCGGCGGGGAGGCCCGTGACTGGAGCAAGTCCGAGCTGGAGGACATCCTGACTTCGTCTGGTGTCGGATACCACTACCTCCATCAGCATCATGTCAACGTCACCTCCGGGGACATCGAGCTCGCTCTCAAAAACGGCTGGAAGACGGTGATGTTCTACCGCGACCCCCGTGAGATCATCTGCTCGCTCTACCATTGGGGGCTCAAAGTGGGTGGTGAGACCGGTCACTGCCCTGTCTTTGACGAGCCTCGGTCTTCTTCGATCTCTTTTGACGACTTCTTCCGCCGGATCGTTGATCCTCAGTTCCAGCATAAGTGGGCGCTGCCTTGGTGGGCTGGCATGATTGACCTCCTCCAACCCTTCAGCCCTGAATCCCTTGACGACGTGTGCGAGAAGCTGGTCGGAGCCTACCATCTGCCCCATGAGTGCCTCAATGCTTCCTCGAATCCGGGTTGGCAGACCCATCTCCTGCCTGAGCACCTCACGGTTCTTGAGTCCCTGCCCCGGTATCAGCGCAGCATGGACTGGCTGCAGCGCGCTTCTTGCCCGCCTCCTGACTCTGACGCGCCTCTGCCTATCGAACGCCTCTTTGACCGTGCGTCGTAATTGACGCGCACCAGTCCAAGAACTCTGATACGGGTAGATCGCTCTTCATGGAGTTCACCCGCAGAGCTACGAGCACGGTATTCTTCCGGGTATACCCCTTCGCTGAGCTCAGGCGGTCAAGGCTCACATTTTGTGGCCCCGGGTTCAGGGTCATGGTCCTGCCGCTGAAGTAGCACCTGCCGTGTTGCTCATACCATGTGGTGACAATCCACAGCGCGTCGATCTCGCAGGGCATTTTTTTGGCTCTCGCCCTGCTTCTGGCTTTGGTGGCCATGTTTCGGGCTTTGATCTCGATGCTCCCCCGACTCTTCTGGCGCTCCTGCCTCCCTCGACAGCGTCCGCATAGCTTTCCGCTTGGGTTCGATTTAGATGTGGCAAAGTGCTCTTTGCAGGAGCTACATGGTTGGGTTCCCATAGGGGCCAATATAAAACCCCATGACCCTTGTGCAAGGGCCATGGGGTGGTCGCGGCGGCGAGCCCTATTGCTGACGCTTGACTAGGGCGTCAGAGAGTAGTCGATGGTGTAGCGGGTGATTCCGCACGCCTTCGTGGTCCTAATCAGCGGCTTGTAGTATTCGCTGATCTTGGCGAGAATGCGCCCTACTGCGACCGGACTGTAGCTCCGCATCAGCGGGACGAGGCTCTGATCGCTGTTGATAATCCGAATGAGGTCGGTGCAGGAGCCTACCCAGATGGTCGGCTTGCCCTTCTCATGGATGTCGAGCTGTGACTCCCGCCACGCCTCCAAGATTTCCACGAACCGGTGGTCGGGGCTGGAGTCTCGGGCGCTCTCCACCAGTGCTGGGTGATGGTAGCTCACAACGCCGTAGCGAGGGTTTTTGCGGTCCACGACTCCGGCTGGTGGTTCCCATGCGTCGAGCCACGCGAGGAAATGGGGGAGTTCTCGGGAGAGCATCTCGTCATTTTCCTTCAAGGTGCCGAACTCCGCCTTCCATGTTGGGTGGCAGCGGAATAGGTGCAGCTTATCGAGGATGGAGCCGTCAAGGGTTGGCAGGATGGAGAGTGAGTCGCTGTCGTCATTGCAGGTGATGAAGATGCGCCCAAACCACGGCAGCGTCACAGCGTCCATGTATTTCGGGTGGAACACCAGCTCCGGTGAGGCGGCGTGCTTCTTCAACATCTCCGAGAACCGCTTGTGGTCGTTGAAGCTCGCGGTGCTTTTGGAGTCATCCACGTTCCAGATCGGGCTGGCCCCGAGCTCGCGGTTGAATCCCTTGCCCTCCAGCAGGTAATTGCTGGCGTCTACCGCGCCTCCCATGATCTTGCGCAGGACGGCGATGCCGAGGAAGCTCTTCCCCCTGCTTGGCTTGCCTGCGAGGACGGCTAGCTGCCCGAGGCGGGGCTCGCAGTTCAGGCCGCTACGCCAGAACCGCTGGAGCCATGCGAAGAAGAAGTCGCGCGGATGGCAACCTTCCTGCTCTACGTCTTCAAAAAGGTTCTCGAAGAACTCGTATAGCCACGGCCACTTGGCGGGGTCGCTGTCGGAGGCTGGCTTCATAACGCCGTTGAGGCAGGCGGTATTGAGCATCTTGAACCCGTTGAAGGTGACGACGGGGTTTTCATTGAAGAGGAACGGTCCCTGCCCATCGACTCGGCGTGTTTCCTGAATCATCGTCAGGACTTGCTCCGCTTCGGTGGCGGTCTTGCCCTGCTTGAGGCGGTGGCTGATTCCGGCGACTTTGAGCCGCATCAACAAATCCTCCTTCGAGTATCTCCTCCACTCGTCAGCGATGTAGATACAGTAGGTTCCTGTCCCTGTTTCGTAGTAGGCTTCTCCGGCGGCGTCTGACAGGCGCTTCTGCTGGAACTCTTTGACGAACTCCCCGCCGAGAAGGTCTCCCCATGTCATCAGCCCCTTGGAGGAGCGGGTGGAGAATGAACGCACACCGATGTCGGTGACAACGCAGCCGCTTCGCTCGATGCCGTCCTCAATCCAGAAGAGCGGGCCGCGGGCTCCGGGAACGAATTCCCCCACCCACCGTGCGCGGAAGGCTGGATACCGCTTCTCCAGTGCTGCTGCTACGGCTTCGATCGGGATGACTGACTCGCCATGGTCGGCTCCTTCAAACTTCACCTTCTCGATAACGGAAAGCCAGTTTGAGAAAGTAACCTCGCGGGCAACCTTGCCGCCAACCATCACCCAGCTACGCCCAAACTCCCAATACATCTTGGTGTCGTAGCTCGCTTCATCCAGACCGGGGGCCAGCTTCTCCACGCGGAGTTCTTTGCCCAGCAGGCGGATGAACTTGTCGTCCATCTTGCGATCACCGGTGAGCTGCACGGGCTCCGTAAACTCCCAGATGACACGGGCTTTGTTGGAGTAGGTCTCTGTGACCCACGTTGGCCTGATGCGCTCGGGTAGGGCCCGGCAACGGGTGATGAGGTCTGCTAGGACGATGCCTGCCCCGTCATAGTCAGCCACGAAACCGTGGAGAACATGGGCGGGGTTATCATGAATGTTGACGCGGATGCGCGGGGACACCCCTTCTGCTAGGGAGTAGAAGATGTGGTCGGTTGTCGGCTGCACGCACCACGAACGGAATTCCTCCTTCGTGGGGAATGAGAGTGAACCTTCGAGTTCTGGTGGCCACTCAGAGGGCTCTTCGAGCCGGACGTCGGTTGCAGCCAGATTGGGGAGGGAAAAGTAGGGGGTCATCACTTGTTTGGGTAGGTTTCAACGATCTTGCCTTCTGCGTCTAATGGCAACCCCGGCATGAATGGGGGCGGGGTTCGCATAACTTGCAGTATATCGCGGAGCGCATCCTCTGCCTTGTCTTCCTTGACGAGGCACGTCAACTCATCGTGGACGTGAAACAAAATTGGGAGTCCCAACTCATACTCGATGGTCGGAATGAAGTAGGCGAACACGTCGCGGGCGGTCGCCTGCACGAGGTTCTCTGTCAAACTTCCTCCCCACCACTTCTTGCGCATGATCCCCCGGCCGGAGATTGTCTCCGCTGATAGCCCGCCAAGCTGGCTCGGGCGCATGTATCGCAGGAGACGGCCTGAGGGTAGCTCAACATGGTAGTCCTCCCGCTTTGCGGCTGACTTCACCATGCCTTGCTGCAGTTGATTCCACAGACCATTGCGCCCGCATACCAGCGGTTCGCTAGCGCGGAACGCCGTGACGACGGCATCAGCTTCAGGGAGGCTGAGCTTGATGCCGTAGTTGGCTGCCATGATGACAAACTTCTCAGCACCAGCCCCGTAGCCCAGCGAGAGCACACGGGCTTTGGCGAGGGCGTAGAGGTGGGCATCCTCGTGTTTGAGCTTCCCGCCTTCCCACCCCATAGAGGTGCGTGCGTGAGCCTCGTAGATCGCCATTCCATCGCGGAGCTTCTGTAGGAGTGGCTCATTGCCTACCAACCAAGCCAAACAGCGGGGCTCGATCTGGCTGAGGTCGGCGTTGATGAAGACATATCCCGGCGGGGCTTTGATTAAACTGCGAAAGTCCACGCCAAACATCGGCTTCGACGGGAGATTCTGGACGTTGACGCCATCAGCGCCAGACCAGCGGCCCGTTACGGAAGCCCCGAAGTAGAGTAGTCCGAAGTTCATGTCTCCGGCGGGGGTCACACGGGCCCTCATGGCTTTCAGGCGTTCCAGTAGGGTGTTGGTGCGTCTGAATTCCCGCATGGCGGCTACCCATGGGAAGATGTCACCATATTTGTCCTCCCATGCGGCGCAGTCTGCGGAGTCTTTGGCGAGGCTGGGGGGTGGTTCGATGCCCACCTTGCGGCATTCCTCGGCCAGAGCCTTTGGGCTGAGTGGCTTCTCGTCCCCCGTGTGATACCATGGGATGCGAGTGCCCGCCTCCCAGTTACGGCGCTCCAATTCGGGGATAGCCTCGTCAAGTCGCGGTATGTCGATCGGAAGTCCATCCCACGCGATGGCCCGAGTATGACGGGAGAGCAGCCGCTCGCTGTCAGGCCACTGACTGCTGAGCATTTGCCATAGGTCGAGGGTAAGTTCCGCGTCGCGCGCGGCATACTTCGTGACTTCTTCGCGGAATTCAGGGGTCATAGAAGACCATTTCTGCCCCTTCATCGCGGTTCGAGTGTCCTTTGACACCTCCTGCTTGAGGTAGAACTTGGAGGCTCCTGCAAGGTTACGCGGTCCCCCAAGATAGGCGCAGAGGTCCGCCGTGCAGTGCGTGATCTCCGGTTCTGCGGTAGTTGGGATGATACCGTCCTTGCGGAGGCGTTTCAGGACGAGCTCGTCAAAGCTCGCGTTGTGGTGAATCCACTGCCAGCCTTCGCCACTGATCTGTGACCAGTCAAAAAGCACGGGTGGTCCAGCATACTCAATGCCGGTGTCAGTTTTAATCGTCACCATGTAGGCATCAAATCGAGAGTCGAAGATATAGTTCCTCGTTCCCTGAAGTGTGATGCCAAATGTGTCGTCGTAGTAGGTTTCAAAGTCGAGCGCCGCTGTTTTCATTTAGGTTCTTGATGGTTAGGGCGGAAGGAGTCACCTTCCGCCCTTGGGGTCATTGCATGTTAGGCGGCTTGGTCGAGCACGCCGGTTTTTGTTTTGGTCTTCGGGAACATCTGATGGGGACGGTTGTCGATCAGGTTCCCGACGTGGTTGGCATCCATGAGGATAGAGCACCCGGCTGAGATGTGCGCGAGGTGGGACTTCCCAGATTCAGGGTCGTTGTCCTCGCCGGAGGCATACGCGAGTAGGTGGCGCATGATCGCTCCGACATAGGTCATTGTCTCGACCTTGTTCCCTCGCCAGTTCCACGGGCCATATTTAATGGCTCCGAGGGCCAGCACCCACGCCGTCTGCATCATAGCAAACGGCGGGAGTATGTGAAGCGGGCACTTTAGTTTACCCGCTTCACCCTTCGGATCAGTCATTCCAGTCGCCACAGCTTTGCCTTTGATGGGTCTTTTGGGCATACGCGAAGGGCGATTGAGATATTATTCCGGCTGGCCAGCGTGTGCAGCGACTTCATCAGAGCCGAGTCCACCACAGTAGGTTTCGGCTCCACAGGCGACAGACTCCGTAGAAAGGCTGTCAGGTTGGTTATCGAGGGAGAGCTCGGGCTGGGTTTCTTTTTCAGCGGTTTCTTTGGCTTCTTGGATGCGGTCGTTGACATATTTGTTGAGGGTGTTGTTGAGTGAGTTGAGTTGAACCAGCACCTCAACGATTTGAGCTGGGCCGAACTGCGCTGGTCCGAGTTGTCGATCGAGGTAGAACTGGATGTCTCCATCCGGTTTTTCCATGATGACGAGCCCAACGCTGGTTTGGTCTTCGAGGGTGACCACGGTCTGAAAGTGCGTGGAAGGGAGGGAGGTTTCAGCCGACTCTTCTGAGGGGCTGATGGTCTGGTTTTGGTCAGGTGTCATGGGTTTTGTTAAGTAGGTGGGTGGGGGTTATTTGATGAAGAGAAAGCCCCTCCGCCACAAGTGACAGAGGGGCCCTCAGTTGGGTTATTCGCCGCGACGGATAGCGTTGGCGATTTCTGCGTCAGCGTCAGACAAGCGGCCACGGAAGGTTGGGACTGGTGTGACCCAAGTCCCCTTCGCGCCTTTGTTGACACTTGACGTCAAACTCCACTTGCCTGTGTAGAGCCCCTTGCGGAGCGTAAACTGGCGAGCAGTCAGGAGAGCTTTACCGAGACTGGTGTATGCACTCCGGCCCACGCTGTAGATCACAGGGGCCCAGAGGTCCCCAGCGATCTCATACATGAACAGGTCGCGCACCGCTTCGGCGTCTTCCATTGTGTCGAGGGAAGCGTCCTTCTTGATGAGCATGAAGATGTGGGCCAGCTCAGAGAACTGGTAATCTCCAAAGCCGATGGTGCCTCCTGCTGCGCGAACCTCTTCGGCACTGTCATAGACAGCTCCGCGTTCGGCGTCGCCATAGGGGCGCTTCTCCTGAAGCTGCTTCTTGAGCGAGAGAGCGATGAACTCAAGCGGACGAGGAATCAGGCAGGTTTTATTGAGGATGAACTCTCCGAAGCCGAACTTGTCCGGCAGGTCTCCCGTGCGCTGCACGAGATTAAGCCGTGGAAGGCGGAGGTCAGAGAGGTTGACGTCACCTTGAACATCCAAGTCAGAAGCCGCAGCAACACTGGTGCTAAGCGCGGCAGGAGCCACGACAGCAGGTGTTGTTGTGCGGACGGGGTCCGCTGCGACTGGAGTGACATGAGTCGAGGCGAGGCGCTCAGCGGGGGCTGGAACTTCCTCGGTTGTGACTGGGGTGGATGAACGGCGGGCGAATGATGTAACGGGCATAGCTTTTAGTTTCTATAGGTTTGTGGTTTCTTTACTTTGTCCTGATGGGGTCCAGTTTGTGGTAGACCCCCTCGGACACCAAGGCTCCGGCATCTTGGAGACGATCCGTGAGCAGAGCCTTGTATTTCGCCTTCTCGCCCCGAGGGGCTGATTCGGTGAAAATTTCTTCGAGCTTGCCGATACTGATACCGGTAGCGCAGGCGAGCATGTCTTCCCATGCCACCTTATCTTTGAGTGCCTCGTAGGCCAGCAGCGGATTGTTCACGCGGCGCGGCTTATTGACTTCAACGAGGCGGAAATCTTCGGGGACAATCCCCTCTGTGAGGGCTTGTTCGAGTGCTGCTGTCTGAACATCTTCAGCCCATTTTGCAGCGATCTTAGCTGCTCGGAGCAGGAGGCCCATTGTCTTCGGGTCACGAATCTCGCCGGGGCGCATGATTGGGTCGTCAAGAACTTCAAACACGGGATCATATTTCGACGTGATTTTGACGAGCTTGCGGGCCAGCGGACGGCAGCGGGCACGATTGCCGCAGAAGTCGCAGGCTTCGCATAGTGGAGTGAACAACTTCTCCACATCTGCCGAGAAGAAGTCAGTGCGGGCCAGCTTGGCACGCTCAATGACGTGCTTGATCTCCTCACCGAGTTTCTCCATGTCACGATCTCTGTCCCATGTGTGGTAAGAGATAGAGTCGAGCTTCGGCTGCACGAGGTGGACAGTGATTTCCTTGATGCTTGGGAACATGACCCACACACCATAGGTGTAGGCTTTCATCTGGATGTTCTTCTCCGCTTCACGGACGGGCATGATGCCGAACTTGAAATCAACGATGTCAGCCTTGCCGCCCTTCTTGATGGCGAGGGTGTCGAGGAAGCCCCACTGATCGAAAACCTCGACACAGATTTCGCGCTTCACTTCGATTGCCCCGTCCGCAACATCGGCCTCGTAGCCCATCACCATTTCGACGAGCATCTTTTCCTCGTCGGTGAGTCCGGTCGTGTCCCCAGTCTCGCAAGCAGCGTGGCATCGAGTGCCCTGCTCTGCGGCCATCATGCCTGATGCGCTGGACGAGCCACCTATGTAGCCCGGGCAGATTGATAGGGGGTCAAGTTGTGAGGGTGAGAACGGAGCGTGCCCTCGTTCACCACTTTTTTTCACAGCATCCTCACCTGTGGGAGGCGTTGGGGACACTTCTGGAGTGGTCGCCTCGGGTGCTGGAGGGGCGACGACTACTTCTGCTTCGACCGGAGCCTTTTTCGGCTTGCGCTCTCGCTTCACTTTGGGGATTTCAACTGCGGGCGCTGGTGAGACAACAGCAGCTTCGGCTGGGGATTCGACGACAGTGGCGTCGATTTCAATGGAACCCTCTTTGGAGGGAGTTGGGTATGTTGGTGTTCTTGGCATAGTGGTAATAAACGACTTCTTGTGCAGCCGGTTCATGTTGTCAATCTTGATTTGCACAGATTCTAAAACTTTTTCTTCGACAGACCCGGCCGCCACGAGAACGCGGTTGATCGGGTCAGATTTTGCTCCTGCTCGGTCAATGCGTCCGAAGACTTGGTCCATTACTTTCGCATTGTAGCACGGGGAGATGAGAGACTCGCGTGGTCGGACGGCCGAGTCAGTGTGGTGCAGGTTCACGCCGGTCCCACCCGCTCCGATATTGCAGATTAGGACATGAACCTCGTCCTCTTGGAACGCATCAATCACTTGCTGGCGCTTTGCGATGCGGGGCTCTTCGCCCCAAATCTTCCCAGCGGTGACCCCATCTGATTCCAGCAGGTCGCAAAGGTAGCGCACACTCTGATTGAAGTTCAGGAACACCACTACAGACTTCCCTTCTTCAAGACGGTCATGCACCATCTGGCGGATTTCAGGCATTTTTAGGAGCTCAACCTTCTGGCGAGCTCTCGTCAGCTTGACGACGGCCTCGGCTGGGTTGCCCTTCAAGGTTACCTTCTCTTCGTCCTCTTTATCGAAGATGGCCTGCAGCTCGTCGCTGCACTCATCGAGCAACTTCTTGATCTCCCCTGCGCTGCCGAAGGAAATGGGGTCGTAGATGATCTGGCCATTAGGGAAGAACTCAGCCAAGTCTTCTCTCGTCAACATGCTCCCGTGTGACGGGTAAATAAGTCGGCGCAGTCGATCGAGATGTGCATCACTTCCGGGGCGCTTGATAAATTCAAGGGCTCCCCAAGCGTTGGACGTGGCTCCAAATCGTGTAGCCCACCCGTAGAAGTCTTTCAGGAAATGCAGCCCGAGCAGGTAGCCCATGGCCCGCAATTCCACAGGGTTCTCGCAGGCGGTCGCGCTGAGCATAAGCGTCGGCAGCGCCTTGGATGCGATGAGCATCTTCGCGTTCTGTGTGTAGTGCCCCTTGCAGGCATGCACCTCGTCAAACACCACCAACGTCTTCGGGGGAAGGTTGTAAAAGAACGACCCTTTCTTCCAATCCCCGAAGCCCGACTTCCCTGTGCGGAGCTTCTCGTAGTTGATGATGCCGACGACTCCAGCACCCTGCTCCTTGAGAACACGGGACCAGTTCACCAGCGTGGCTTTGGGTGCGATGACAAACACACTGAGCCCCAGACGCTTTGCCACTTCGGCTGCGCACAAGGTTTTGCCTGTTCCTGTCTTTGATGAGTCAAGGGCCGCGTTATGGCGGCTGATGACGTTGGCGAGCACTTCAATATGTGCTTCTTGCTGTGGGTATGGTTTCTTCATTTTAATGTTTTTGCGAACTCCCAAATCAGGAGTGAATCAGATATTGCGTGAGTGACTTTGATGGTTGGGAAACGCTTCTGCGCCTCCCCCTTGAGCACGTTCTTCCAAGCGGTGTAGCCACCGGCAGAGGATTTGGTTCCAAGGCGGAAGTGTTTCTGCCATGAGTGGGGATCAACTTCGACGATGCGAATGGACAGCGCCAATGCTGCCCCCGTCAAGAGCCCCGCATTGCGGTGGAGCTTTGCCATGCTGGCTCCGCTGACGCGGCCTCCGGGGACTGAGACGAAGAGGGGCAGCTTCTCAATGACGAGGACAAGGGAACCCTCGTCATAGTTGGAGTTCACGGCTTCCCGCAAGAGTTCTACGACATCCGCTTCCGTGTCAGGCATGGAAGTGACTGCGTGAGGAGACACCTCGTCCTCGGCTCCGATTACGATTCCGCCGCTAAGGCCGGGGTCTACTGCGATGATGGTTTTCATAGGGTGTTGTCAGGGGTGATACCAAACCACTCAACTGCGTCTGGGAGGAGCACAAGCCCTTTGTAGTGGGCTTGCAAAACACGGGGTGAGTTGCCCACTTGCTCGGCTACTTTCCACGCATCACGCTCCTGTGCCATGGCATAGGTGACGTATGAGTGGCGGAGGGCGTTGTTCTTCCACTCCACACCAGCTTCTTTGGCGAGTGTGCCGATGTAGCGGTTCAAATTTGGGATAAGGTGTTGGGGAACGACAAATCCCGACTTATCCTTGACGTGTTCCAGCCACGCAGCCCCGTTGTCGGGAAGCAGTGCAATGCGCCGAGACGACGTCTTTGTGATCTTCGGCGTCAGCCTCACGGCTTTGTGAGGGAGGTCGATGTCTACCCACCTCAAACGTCCGATCTCGCTGGAGCGTAGTCCGGCGAAGCCCCCAAGAATAATTAGGGACATCAGGAACTCTTCTTCTCCCCCAACCAGCATACCTGCCACAGTCAGTAGGCGGCGCATTTCTTCAGTCGTGAAGAACTCGGGCTCCAACGGAACCTCCTTCGGCTTCCTGATACGCTCGGCAAATGTGCGGCGGTCGTAGGGTAGGTAGTCATTATCCCGCGCCCAGTTAGCGAGAGTCTTGACCGCTCGAATATAGTTGGCCTTCGAGGTCTGCCCCCAGTTTTTGGGTATGGAGCAGAGCACTTCTTCTGGGGTGACTTCTTCCAGCGGCGCTTCCTTGAAGTATTTCATGAAAACGCCCATGTGCTTGCGCACCGTGCGGATGTGGTGGATGGAGAGCCCCTCAAATCTGTGACTTTTCAGATATGCCTGAACTGTCGAGGTGGCGGTTTTTGGTTTGGTTGACTTGGTTTTGGTCATGCAGTAATGTGGCAGAGTCGTAAAAAACAACAACTATGGCCTCAGTCAAGAAAAAACATTCACGAACTTCAATTCCTTCCGAGAGGGAGGTCTATGGATTGATCTGGGGCCCTGAAGTCAGCGACCTCGACATCGAGCTTCTCTGCTATCGTGAAGGAGCTCCCGATTCTCCCGGCAAGCCTCACCACTTTCGCAGGGCGGTAGACCTTCTCTGGAACCAGCCATCCTCCAGCAAGCACTTCGTCTGGCACCCGTGGGCGGAGGAGATGCTCGAAGCTATTTGTGCCAACAAGTATCTGTCAGTCGGGGGTTGCGCGAGCTCAGGTAAGACTGACTTCTTCGCAGTATGGGGGCTCATTGAGTGGCTGTGCGCCCCACACGCGACGCAGGTTCTCTACACCTCCACCAGCCTCAAGGACAGCCGCAAGCGTATCTGGTCCACGGTTGAGGATTATTTCCAAGCGATCCCCGGGCTGCCCGGTAAGCTGGTCTCTTCGCAAGGTGTGATCCGGTTTGAGGCTGACGGTATCCAATCTGACAAGTTTGGTCTGACCCTCGTCGCCTCTGACCGCAAGAAGGAACGTGATGCGCAGAACAAGTTCATGGGTTTCAAGGCACCGCGTCTTCGACTGGTGGCTGACGAGTTGCCTGAGCTCGCAGACAGCATCTTGACGACTGCCTTCTCTAACCTCGCCCGCAATGAGGACTTCAAGATGGTTGGCATTGGGAACCCCAACTCGCACTACGACCCTCACGGCCGCTTCTCCGAGCCGTTCGACGGGTGGTCGTCGGTCACCGAAATGGATTACTCGTGGCGCACCAAGCATGGCCAGTTCATTCGGTTCGACGCGGAGCGCAGCCCCAACATCACGCTCGGGTTCATTAAATACGCGTTCCTTGCGAAGCAGGATGACCTCGATGAAGCCGCCAAGCTGGGTGAGAAGTCCGTTGCCTACTATCGAATGGTGAAAGGATTCTGGTGCCCGATTGGAGCGGAGGACAGCATCTACTCTGACGTCGAAATTGAGCGCGGTGGGGGGACTTCCTCGCCCGTGTGGTCTCACGACAGTCCTAAGAGCCGGGTTGCTGCCCTCGACGTAGCTTTCACCGCTGGTGGAGACCGGTGTGTTCTGCGTTTTGGGACAGTTGGCAAGACGTTTGGTGGTGTGAGGCACCTCAACTTTGACGAGGTCCTGCTCATTTCGGAAGATGTCACCAACAAAATAGACCCCCGCACCCACCAAATCTGCCGACAAGTCCGCGACGAGTGCGTCAAGCGTGGGGTAACCCTCCGCAACTTTGCCCTCGACGCCACGGCTGGCGGGGCTCCTTTTGCTGACGTGCTCGCTGTGCTGTGGGGGCCTGAGTTCCTCCGGGTCAACTTCAGCGGACGCGCTTCAGACGTGCCGGTCTCATCATCTGACAAGTCCCCCTCCTATGAGAGATACCATGACCGTGTCTCTGAGCTGTGGTTCGCAGGCAAGGAGCTGCTCCGGGCTAAACAGCTCAGCGGGCTTGACGCTTCCACGATCCGCGAAATGGTCTCGCGCAAATATGATACCGTCAAGGGTGGGGGTAAGCTGCTGCTCCGGGCTGAGCGCAAGATTGACATGAAGGACCGTGTTGGGTTCAGCCCCGACTTGGCTGATGCTGCTTTCATTCTCATAGACCTCTGTCGTTCCCGCATGGGGTTTTCCTCCGTAGAACGTCCTGCCACTCGCCCGGCTTCTGGCAAGCAGGTTTCCTCGCTGAAGAAGGCGCTCAAGCGCCTTGATGTAGCTGGTCGCGCCCGTAGGTTCTTCTGATATGAAAGTCGTATCCCCAGCCAGTCGCCTACATGAGGCGTTTTATGCGATGGGTATTCTTGCCCACATTCCCGGCGGCCCCCACCACGTCTACTTTCCGCTCAGGGAACCAGCCGCACGCGACTACTTTGACAGCATCAAGGCGATCTCGGGCCGCATGCCGTGGATTCGCAGCGTCCAGCGTGGGCTCCCTCCACTACAGCAGTATGGGCTCGATTTGCGCCCCTACTCATCCAAGCAGGAAGGGAGGGCCATGCTCACGAAAATGAGCTATTACTGCGGACTCTACGCCGCCAAGCCGTGGTTTGAACGGCTAGCTGCAACGGGGACTCATGTCGTGCTATCCCGGTCGCTCCTGCAACAGAACCCGCTGTTTCCTTGGGGGGCATTGATGGCATCCCTGCACCGGCACAGCCTGATCTTTATTGGCAGTTCTGAGGAGCACACCGCTTTTCAACCCCTCATCCCTGAAGGAGTGACCGTCGATCACAGGCTCCCGGATGACTGGGGCGGGTCAACTCTTAACACTTGCTTGAGCGCCTGCCTCTGCATTGGAAACCACAATCCCGTGATGGCCGTCGCCGAGGGAGCCCGCGTGCCTACGATCGCGGAGGTCAGCCTCAGCAATCCCGACAACATCTACGTTCGGCCGGAGTCAAATGCTTGCTTCACCAACTGGGCTGAGATTCCTTCGAGTTTTCCAATCATTGGGGGCAGCGCCGTGCAAGCTCAGGCTGAGGGTATCTTGGATGCAGTCTACGCCAACTGGCCCACTCCTCCGGGAGGGTGGCGGGTGACGGTTTCCGGCCGAGCTACTCGGCGGTTTGACACGATCGACGACGCCTGTTTCTACTACTGCAAGTATGCGCCTGACTTGACGATGTCTAACCGAGAGTATGCTCGCCGCTTCATTTTGGAAGAAAACTTCAGGAGCTTCCCTGAATGGGCTGACGAAGCTATCGCTCGCCGACTGTTCCGAAAACCTTCGCTTGCGCTACGCGCGGCTGCTCGTAAAATAAAACTTCGGAAATTCCTCCCACCCATCAGCAGCTACCTGTCGGACCTATGCGACTGACCATCCCCGTCTCCCCTGACACCATCCCCCATCTACCCGCGTTGCTCAAGATGTTGGGCACTTCAACCCCCGGGGAGGGCCACCAGCTTTACATCCTGACGGCTGCCGAGTGCCTGCCCGTAGCGGAAAAGTTCTCCGCTGATGCACGCCTTAAAACCAAGTTCGGGGGAGTGACGCTGTCGTCGGCGTCAATGTCGTTGATGGCTCACCCACACAACTTTTTGTGGGTGACTTACTTCCGCAACCCACATCCTGACACTCTTTGGCTTGACCCCGGTGCCGCGATCGTAGGGGGTCCGGGTTGGCTGAGCCGAATTGAAGATAGTCTGCGGTTTGCCACCTCGCTCCTTATCGGGGCGCAGAATCTGCACACCACCGGAGTCTACCGGTCAGGAGCCTTCAAGCGCCTACGGGCTTGGGAGTGCCCTTGCTTCCGAGGCATCTCCCCTCCTGTCCACCTTGCTCACGGCAGCCAACTAATTCCTTTTCATCGGGAGTCCTCTCTATTTTACTGTTCTGACACTGCAGTTGACGCCCCTCCCCCCGTCGAGGTGGTGATCCCGCGGACTTGGGGCCGGGCTGTTACACTGGTCCCGTTGACGGAGACTCCCCGTGACCGGACCTACCTACCCCCAGTTGAAGTCACTGAGGTTGTCACCCCCGAAGTCAGCCCCGAAGTCAGCCCCGAAGTCGTCAAGGTTGACACGGAGCCCAAGACCGAGGTTATTGCTGCCGCCTCTCCGCGGGTTGTCCGTCGAGCCAAATCCTGACTCCCATGCAAAAAGCCCTCCTTGAATTCCAGCAGACTGATGACGGTCTACTCACCGCTTCCACTGAGGGGCGCATCCCCGATCGCCGCATGGCTGACGCTAAGTCTGCTCACGCGGCTCTCCGCAAGATGATCGACGACGACGCTGAGTCGAGTCGCGGGAGGGCGCAGTTCCAAGCGATGTTCGACGGTCAGCGCCCTTATCGGGATGAAGATCTTATCGAAACGGGTCAGGGCGGGCGGTCAAACCTCAACTTTGACGAAGCTGGTGCGCTGCTGGAGTTCAGTATGAGCGGCTATGTGGACCTCTTCTCTAATACTGACGAGTTCCTTCGCTTCCGTCTGCGACCCAATTCTTTTCCTGCACCACAACGCCTCGAATATGAGGCCCGGATCAGCAAGATTTTCACGAGCATGCTCCGCAAGTGGAGCAGCTTCTTCCACAAGTTCCTCTATTGCTGCCACCACTTCATCGCAGATGGGGTCTCGGTATGCTACTACCCAGACCATCTCGATTGGCGCTGGCATGTGGCCAAGCTCGGCGACTTTTTCTTCCCACGCCACACGCTTGCTGACCCCGGCGCTATGGAGCTCGCTGGCAGTATTCAACGCTACCGCCCATCTCAACTCTATGCATACATCAAGAACCCCACGCAAGCGGCTGAGCTTGGCTGGGATGTGCAGGCTGTTCGCGACGCCCTTGTTAAGTCTGTCGGAGCTAGCGGCGATCGCCGCGTCATGGACTGGGAACAGGTTCAGGAGCGTTTGAAGAACAACGACCTCTACTTCGATTGTGTGGGCAATGAAATCCCAATCGGACATCTCTGGGTCAAGGAGTTTTCTGGCATGTGGTCACACTACCAGTTTCTTGACATCGGCACCCCGGACAAGTTCATCTACAAGAAGGAGGACAAGTATCCTTCCAACCGGCCTCCATTCCACATCTTCATGTTTGGTATCGGGTCCAACGGATACGTCCACAGCATCCGCGGCCTCGGGTATAAAATCTACCCGCACATTCAAGTGTCTAACCGCTTGAGGAATCAGGTGATTGACTCGGCAATGTTGTCCAGCTCCGTGATGATTCAGCCCGCCGATGAGCAGGCTCTCGCCGATCTGTCACTGACCTACTACGGCCCCTACTCTATCTTGACGCCCGGAAACAAAGTCATCGAACGCACGATCCCAAATCTCGCCAACAACGCGATGCCCGTCATCAATGACATGTCTTCGTTGCTACAGAGCAAGTCGGGCCAATACAGTTCGGTGGGGATGTTTGCTGACGACAAGGAGCGCACCCGATTCGAGGTTGAGGCGTATGTCGCCCGCATGAGCAAGCTCAGCATCACGAGCTTGAACCTCTTCTACGAGCCCTTCCAGAATCTCTTGCGCGAAGTTGCTCGCCGCGTGTTCAACCCGGCCTATGGCCCTGATCTCCCCGGCGGAGACCTTGTCATTGAACTCCGTGACCGCTTACTTGAAGAGGGTATCCCGCCAGAGGCATTTGGCGTCATTGACTTTGACCGGTGCTCCGTCAACCGCGCCGTCGGCGGTGGTTCACCTGAAGCTCGCCAGCTCATTCTCAACGAACTCGCCAAGGAAGCCCCGGCCTTTGACGACGTCGGACGCCATAACTTACTGCGCGATCGAATCGCAGCTCGCGTTGGCTATGAACTGGCTGACCGCTACGTCCCTGAGTCCAATGAGCCACGCCCAACCATTGACGACAAACTCGCCGTGTTGGAAAACTCGCACCTCATCGGTGGGGAGGACATTCAGGTTCAGTCCAACGAGCTGCACTTAATCCATTTGAAACACCATGACGCCCGCTTGCGTCAATTCTTTGACGCGATCGAAGCCGGGGACACCCCGCTGGGTGAGGCTGTTCAGCCGATGGTGATGATCCACGCTCATGCGACACAGCACGTCGAGATGGGTGGAGTCGATCCAGCTACTTCTGACATGGTCGCTGTTTACCGTCAGCAACTCCAGCAATACGGAGAGATGATTTGGAATGGTCAGGAAAAACTAAAGGCCGAAGCCCGCAAAGCTGAGGAGAAAGCGGCTAGTGAAGCCCAAGAGGGCCAGCAGGCGCAGCCTACGCAGGACCAATCCCTCCCTCCCGAGATGGAGCGCAAGCTCATCGAACAGAACCTCAAACTTCAAATGAAGAAGGAGGAGCACGAACAAAAACTACAGATGCGCCAAGCTGAGTTTGCTCAAAAGCAGGCCATCTATGATGCCAAAGAGGCCGCCAAGCTCCGCCGCCTCGGTGTGTAATTTCCATGCCCTCCACTACCCAAGCACCTATCCCGACCACACTCACTGAGTGGTCAAGGTCCGACAGCCATCGTGACCTCCTCGGCATTGCTTTGCGCCAGCCTTTTATGGTTGGGGCTTTTGCGGTGTTGCGTTACATGAATGCGCCCAAATCCTTGACGACATCTGACCCCAGCGCCGGAGCCCTCTGCCACCAATACCACGCTGGTTGGGAGGCGTGCCTGCGGGCGCTACAAGACCTCCCCGGGTTCAATGAGGGGGCATTCTCCAAAATTCAGAAAGCCTCTGAACTTGAACAAACCGGTCCTTGGAAATGGGCCGCTAACTCCCCCAAACCTGACTCCGCTCAGTAACCGCGATCAACCCCCACATCACCCACCCCCAATATGCTCGTCGACCCCGCCAACCCAACTGCTCCTGAAGCTCCTGTCCGAGACACAATCATTGACCGCCTTGGGGCGGTTGACGACTTGTTTGCTGAACCACCTGCGCCTGATCCTTCCAACCCGACTCCACCGGCTGACCCTTCTACCAATCCGGCCAGCCCTCTACCAGCGGACTCTGATAAAGACGACATGGCTTCTTTCCTTGAGAAGGAAGCCGCGCCTGCTGACCCAGACGCTTCGAGCGTCAAACCTGACGAAGCAGATGACAAGGTTCCAGATGGGCTAACTGAAAAAGCTGGTCAACGCTGGAAGGAACTGAAGTCTGAGATCAAGGATTGGAAGCGGAAATTTGAAGAGGCTTCCACATCTCAAGCCCCGCCTGAAGCGGTCAACAAGCTGAAAGCTGCTGAAGCCGAAGCCACCTCGCTGCGTGAGAAGCTCGAAAGCTACGAGCGTGAACTGACCGGAGTCAAACTTGAAGCTACAGAGGAGTATCAGAAGCGCGTCATCCAACCGCTCGACACGGTTCGAGCGACGGTGGAAGACCTCGCAGATACCTACGAGCTGGACATCGAGGCCCTCAATTCGGCTGTTGTGGAAGACAATCGCAAAGAGCGCGTCAAGAAGCTCGCTCGATTGGCGGAACCGATGCTGGAGCCCGATCGTTTGAAGCTCTACCGGACTGCTGAGGAGTTTGACGCCATCGTCAACACCAAGACCTCGCTTGAAGAGAACGCGGCCGAGACCCTTCAGCGGTTTGACCGAGAGCGTGCAGACACTCAGCGTCGCCAGTCGGTCGCGGAGCTGCACAAACAGAAAGAAGCCGCCGACCAGATGTGGGAGTTGATGGCCCGCAAGCTACCCTTCTTGGCAGACGAAGCGACTGCCAAAGCCATTCGCGCTGAGGCAGATACCGTAGATTTCAGTTCCGCTGATTCCGGGCTTCGTGCCTACGGTGCCTACGCCGGGGCTGCGCTGCCTCGTCTTTCCAAGGCTCTGCGTGAGAAAGATGTTCGGATCGCTGAGCTGGAGCGACAGATTGGTGCTTTCAAGGGGGCGGCCCCTACTGCAGGTGGTAGTGCGCCTGCCTCCGGCCCTAAACCGGGATCGTTCCTTGACGCCATTGAACAGGGACTTGGAGGGCGATAAGATTTTCCTTGACTGATAGGGGGCTCGTCATAGTTTGACGGCGAGTTCGCTCGGTATCTCCAAAACCGTTCACCGTTAGAGTCTATGAGCCTACCTTCCCTTGGCTCGGGGAGTTCATCTGTCAGTCAATCCCACCCCCTCTCTACCCCCTACTTTTATGCCTGCTACTCTCTCTGAATCCCAGCTCGATACGGTCAACTCTATCCTCGTCAGCGAGGCTGGTCGCATCGGTCCTGACATCTACACCAAGTCGCTCAACACGTCCGCGTGGCTCAACCTCGCTCAGCGAGGTGCCTTCCCTGACGAAATGGGCGACGTCATCAACGTCCTCACTTGGGAGCGTTCGCTTCCTGCCAACGGTCTGACGTGGACCGACGTCAACACCCAGCAGTATTTCAACAATGCTGGAGGTGACGGCTCGCTGAGCCCTGATCCCCAGACGTTGGCAAGCTGTCTCCCGACCGCCGCTAAAATCAGCTTCGGTCAGACGGTTCGCTCCTACGGCCTCAAGCAGGCTGCTGTGCAAAGCCCGAAAATCTGCGTCAATGACCTTCGCTTTGCTGCGAAGCGCAAGGACCAGCTCACGGCGATGTTCAACATCCTCAAGGACAACACCAAATGGGCGTGGGAAACCTACTACCGCGCGGTCTACGCTGACTTGGCTGAGCACAAGGTCGTCGTCACCTCTTCGCTCACCAGCGTGGATGGAGCTGCCACTTGGGCTACGCCTGTTGTCGGCACCGTCGCCGCAATGCGACACCTCTCGCAGGGCATCCTCGACCGCGTCTACCTCAAGCTCGTCCGTGAGGGCGCTGAACCTTGGGGCATGGAGAACGGTCGCCCAATCTACGCTGTGGTGCTCAGCCCTGAAGCTCAGGAGTTTCTGTTCCGTGGCATCGGCGGGCTCAACCTGCGCGATGACTTCCGCTACAACAACTCCCGCGTCAACGAGCTGCTCGCCCCTCTGGGTGTCGAACGCTCCTACAAGGGTTGGTTCTATCTCGTGGACATGTTCCCTCGCCGGTTCAATGTCACCGAAGTTCCCGCCTCCAGCCCCACCGCCTACCAGTGGACTGAAATCCTTCCCTTCGCCCCGGAAGAAACCACCAACGGACGTCGCTTCGTCCTCAACTCCGAGTATGAAATCGCGGATGTTGAAGAAGCCTACGTCTTCGTTCGCGAGGCCCTTGAGTTCCAAGTGCCGAAGGCGATCACCGCTCCCGGCGGTGGCACGGCCTTCTCGACGCTGAACTACATGGGTGACTTCCGTTGGCTCAACATTCCGCACGAAACCACCAACCCTGACGGGACGATTGGTTTCTTCCGCGGTGTGATGAGCGTGGCCGCCAAGCCACAGGCTCCCGACCTCGCCACAGTGTTCCGCTTCCGCCGCTGCGCCCCGAGCGTTGCTGGTCTGGCCTGTGACGCCACCAGCGATCCTGCTCCGATCGCTCCGTAACCTACTGAGTGACGGGGAGGGAGGACTGGCCTTTTACGCCTACCTCCCTCCCCTGATCTCATTTTTTTTTTACCCCTACAGCACCCCCTCCTACAGCGATGACCAGCCTCCCAACTCCTGAAGGTTTTGAAATCCCAGAGGGCACGAAGGAAGGTGACACCTTTGAGGCCATGGCAGAACTCCGGCTTGACGCTGGCGGCCGCCTAACCCTCATCAGTCTGGAAGGCTGCGATTGCGAGATGGGTGAAGATGCCGGACCTGAAGGCGAAAAAGGCAAAGGTAAGAGCTTCGTCAGTCAGGTCGAGATTAAAATTGGCTCTGCCGGTCTCGACTAATGAATTTACACGTTGTCCTCAATGACCGTATTCTGGCGTCGTCTCCACGAGCCCGAGTCCCTATTCGCAGCCTTGCCGCTCGTCGCGGTGATAGCTTGACGATCGACGTTTCGTTCTCAATGGATGGACGTGTTGGGCCGCTCCCAGCCGGAGCTATTGTGAGGATTGCTGCGTATGCTGGCCCCGGCTCTCGTGATCCCCTAGTATACGCCACTTCCCCGACCATTGTCGGGCGGGGCATCGCTACTCGGTATCGGTTCTCCGATGTCAGCTTCACGCTGTCTGGATTGTCAGGCCAGTTCGCTGCTCAGCGAGTGGTCCCTCTCACGTTTGAAGTCCGAGTCCAATCCGCCTATTCTATCATCACCACCGCACCTGTCACACTGAACGTATCTCAAACCGCTCAGCTGCCATGACGCCCCCTACTCCTGACACGCTACCAAGCACGCTAGCTGCTATCCTTGGAGGGACTTTTAACCTCCTCGCTTTCATCGTCTCTATGCAGGATATTGAATCATGGCTCCGCGTCAGTTCTTTGGTAGCTGGTAACCTTGTTGGATTCTTGACTATTTGGAATCTGGCCCTCTCTATCCGGCGAAAGAAGGCGGTTGACAAAAAAGAGCCGAATGTCAAGCTTTGACGCCATGCCCTCTCTCATCTCCAAAACTACCGTCCTCGGCGTCATCACTATCATTGCCGCTATCGCCAATGCAGCCCTCAGCTTTCTGAAAACTGGCACCCCCGGTGACATGGGCGAACTCGTCGCCCTCATCGCTGGCGGTTACGGACTTATCAAAGCCGCTGACGCGAAGTGATCTCGTTCTCCGCGCTTACGTCATCCTTGTCCGCCTTCCTGCTTGCTGCAGCTGAGGCGGCTAAGATTTTTCCGATCTGGTTAGCGTGGAAATTAGCTGTCGAACTCAACGATCTTGACGATGAAATTTTTCGCTACAGTGCTTCTACTTCTGTTGACCGTGCCCGGCTGTTGCAGTTGGAATCACGACACGCGAGACTCTCCCGCCTCTATGCCCTCGTCAGCCCCGCCACGATTGTTCCTTCGGGCAAATCAGAGCTACGTCCCACTGACGGATGAGGTTTGGGTCAACCTGCAAGACCATTTGGAAATCCTAGCTGACCGCAACCGACTACGCGCCCTCGCCCAATGAGTACTCCCCCATCAGCCAAACTGAGACCAGAACACTCGCTTGCAATCGGCAAACACATCCTTGATGTGGAAGCTCGCCGTGACCGTAGCGGACGCCTTGTTGTCTACCGACTGCCCGCTGGTGACGGTGGTGGAACCTTCGAGGTTGCGGGCATCAATGACCGGTATCACCCCGAGGCTGCGGCCCGCCTCGCGTCCCTCATCGCTGGCAAAAAGTTTGTGCAGGCTGAGCAGGAAGCTGCCGAGCACATTCTGAAGGTCACAGATACAGCAGGCAACTGGGCTCGAAGTCCTTTTTTGGAAGCGGCCCTTCGAGATACCGCCTTCAACCGAGGCACTACTGGCTGCGCCCGCATCCTGCAGATGGCCCTTGACGTAGAAGTTGACGGCAAGGTTGGTCCGATGACGCTGTCTGCGCTGGCTCGCGCTGAGAAGGAGCCCCGCGCCTTTCTTCTT